TGCTTGAGAATGCCCAAGCGTTCTCCGCCACCGGGTATCTTCAGGGCCAAGTGGTAAGCCAAGCCGGCCACCATGCAAGGCAAGAAGCGGAAAGGCATGTCCATCGTGTCCACACCGTCCCCGGCATTCTGAATGCGGCGCAGGCGGTAGTACACGAGGGTGTAGGTCTGGGTGTCGTCTGGAACAGGCCACACGGTGAAGCGTGGAGTGTTTAAACGCTCAATGAAAATTTGGATGGGACGAGCCTGTTGCAGCTTGTTCGGGATCGTCGCGTAGGTCGAGACGCTGATCCGGGTGATGGTCAGGTCAGCCTGAGTCGAAACGTTGCCAGCACCGGTGCGGATGACGTGCTCGAGCAGGTCCACGGTGTCGGTTGGCAGCACGTATGTAGCTACGCCGGGGGTCAGAACCTGTGTTCCCTGCTCGTAGGTGAACATATTCAAACCCCTATTTGCCCAATCTGCAAACATAAGGTTTAAAGAGCGACGGGCTGTGCGCAGGTCGTAGCCGGTGCGCAACTCACCACCAACACGCTCGAACGCCTCCTCGACGACTTCTGCAAGGTCGAGGTTGAAGTTTGCAACGCCTGAAGTAGCCATTATCTAAACCCTGCTGTTTTCTTTGCGATGGCCTTGGGCTGGGCAACAAACTGCTTTCCAGCCTTCTTGCCAGCGCGTTTGGCTTTGGTGGTGGCGGCGTATTCGGCCGGCGACAGTGATTTTATGGCAGCTTTTGGCAGATACCGCTCACCCGTCTTTGAAGACGGCTTGCCAGACTTGGTGGTCCATTTCTGGTCACCCCAGTCCTTGAGCGATTTCTGCGGTGCTTTCATTTTAATCCCTGTAAGAGCCACCAGCGGCTTTGTACTTCTTGGCAACCAGCTGAGCCTTGCGGGCTGACCACTGACCTGCGCCAGTGCCGTGCGTTGCTGCAGCCTTCACCTGAGCCACAATCCGCTTGCGCAGATCGGGCTTGGTGTAGTTACCAGCGGAATTTACCTTGCCGCCCTCTTTGTATTGGGTGAAGTCGTCGCTGTCCCGGCGAGCCTTACGCTTGCCTTTGGGCATTTTGCTGGGGGAGATGTCTCCCATACCGCGACTGGCCATCATGTCAGTACACCCTGCCGCGAGTCTTGCCGCGCTGAGCAATGCCGTCTGCACGCTTGGAGGCAGAGGAGACAGAGCCACCCTTGGCCATGCCAAAGAACTCTTTTATTGCCTTGCCTCGTGCAGCAGAGCGCTGGCCGGGAGACATCTTGTTTTCCTGTTCCTTTTTATAGCGGTATGCAACAGCACCGGGTTGCTCGCTAAGCGCCTTACGCTCGGCTGCTTCTTTTGCTGGACGAGCCTTTTTCTCATCTTCTTCCGCCTTACGTTTTGCAGCGCGGGCAGCATCACGCTTCTTTTCAGCCTCTTCACGCTGGCGCAACGTGGAAGGGTTTATTGGCAGTGCAGTGCCCGGACGCTTTTCTGGTGCTGCTGGAGCTGGAGTGTTACGACCTTCATTGCGGTAGGGGCCGCCCATCGTCTGCTTGGGCACGCTTCCAGCCGGGGTTACACGAGATCGGCTTACTGGAGCTGCTGGCGCAGTAGAAGGCTTGGTCTTCACTGGTGCCTTGCTAACACTGGGGCCGGAAGAACTTTGACCGGGACGGGTAGGCATGCGCTTGGGTGCGCTTGCAGCGGCTTCCATACGGCGATCGCGCTCATCTACATCACCATCAGAAAATTTTGGTGCTGCCTTTTGCTCTGCCATTTGCTGAGGATCACGAAGGCTCGAGGTTCCTGCTGCCGGTCCTGCTGCCGCTGGCGCTGCTGCCGGCGCTGCTTCTTTCCCTCGCCCTGTTGCGCGGTTGAAAAACGACTTGAGCATTTCTGCATTTTTTGCACGGCCACGGGCGGTAATCTCGTCTTCATCAGGGAAAGAACCCGTCATGATGGGATTGCCGCTGCCGTCAAGAACAGGATTACCATCTCTGTCCACCAAGCCGCCGGGTTGATATTTCTTAACTGATTTCTTCATGATTTACTCCTTACCGCATTTTGCAGTTTGTCTTACCGCGCTGGGCAATACCGTCGATTGAACCACCCTTGCGGAACGACGCTTTGTCCTTACCCGTAAGTATCAAATCGTCTTTTTTGAATTTTGTCAGCTTATCAGGGGTGCGTCGCTTAAATTCAGAAAGCTCTTTTTTCGACTCATTACGCGCAGCTTCAGACTGTTTTGCCGATAGTCCTTTTGGCTTTAGTATTTTCGGTGCTTGCTTTTTCAAAGATGCGGAACCGCCGTCGATGTCCTGTGGAGGTTCACCCATATCGGCGGTGTAGATACCGCCGTCACGGAAGCTATTAACGTTACCGCCTTTTGCAAGTTTCTTGCCGCGCCTTGCTTCTCGGGTGTACTCGTAGTCGCTTTCTTTGCCGGCTTGCTGAACACGACGGATTGCGTCTTCGTCAACCTTGCCCATGCGGCGTGAAATTTCTTTTGAGTCGGGATCGTCTTTTTTCTTGTACGTTTCATAGGAAGTGCGCATGCCTTCCTTGTCAAGATCAAAAACGGTCTTTGCACCTCGAGCCTTATCAGCGGTAGTAACCTTGCGCCGATCCATGACGACCGCACCACTTTTGGTTACGGGCACATAACCCTCATAGCGTGATTGTTTGGTAGCCATGGAGCACTCCTTAGCAGGTCTTGCCGCCGCGAGCCATCGTCTTCATGACGGGCTTTTTGGCTTTGGTGAGACCTCGCTCAGCAATGCCATCAGGACGCGAGTTGGTCTTGACCTTGCCCATTTTGGATGGAGCAACCGAGCCGCCCATCTTCAAGCCTTTGTGAGCCTTGGATGCGGGCATGGACTTGTGCTTTTCCAGCTCGCTGATGACACGCTTTTTTTCTGCGGTCAGGTTGCGTTTGCCTTTGGCGGTAGACGCTTTTTCTGCGTTTACACGGCCGAGTTCTTCCAAACGGTTCATACGTGAAGTGTTTGCCATAGTGTCACCACCTTTTGAAAATTTGCGGTTCTTGTCCGCTGTTGAAAAATCTTTGCCCACGGACTGTGGGACGCCTACCTTCTTGGCAAACTTTGGGTTGTTTGCCACTGCCTGCATGAATTTCTTCTGCTCTGGAGATTTACTTGGCACTTCGCTGCTCCTGCATGAAGGTATCGATCTTGATTTCAAGACGGTCAATGCGATCCAGCACTCGATTGATGTCGCTGTGAACCTCAACTTTGGTGACGTACTTCTCCGCACCTTCTTCACGAGTCTTGCTAAGCAAGATCGACAGACGTTTGACTTCATCGTGGGACGCTTTGATCCAAACGAGAATGATGGCAGACGCCAACGACAAGCCTACATTCCAAAGCATCATGTCCATATCAGCATTTCCACCTTGCGAGAGCAGCCGCCTTGCGGGTAGGCTTGCCCTTTTCATCTTTCATCGGACCCGGCATCCCAGACATACGAGCGCAGAACGAATCCTTGCGCTTGCCGCCTTGGGGCTGCGGGGCTTTGAGGTTGCTACCAGTGGCAGCGTTGTACTTGGCCCGCCCCTTGGCAGTCAGGCCAGCTCCCTTGGAGACCGGAAGCTTTTCGCCTCGGCCAACCGATAGGACTGGACCCTTCTTCTTGGTTGCCATTATCAGCCGTAGAACAAAACGATGGACGTAGTGTTTGTCACCGTGCCGTGCAAGTCACCCTCTTTGCAGAGAACGCCTTGGCCCGGAACGGGGATGATTGTGTAACCGGCAGTTGAGCTGGCAGCAGTGTTGACCGTGGCGATGATGTTGCCAGAAGCTCCACCCTCACGGATCACTACAGACCCGGCGGTTTCGCCATTTACGGCGTAGATCGCTTTGAGACGACTACGAGGAATGTCGCCATTGTTTTGGGCCTTGAAGTTGCCAGTCGCTGTCAACGGCTTGGTTGCCAAGACATCAGTTTGCATCGTCATAATTAATCTCCTGTTAGACGGGGGCCGAAGCCCCTGAGATCAATTAACCGGCCGAGACTTTGAGGGTGCCTGCGTCATTCCAGAGACGGCCAGCAACCGTTGGGTCGCTTGTTGGCAGCGCGGTCATGGAGATGGATGCGTTGGTCAGCGATGCGACGCCCGAAGCTGTCAGCGTAGTAGCTGCAACAGGACCAGCAACAGCGCCGGTAACTGCGCCAATGAAGCCGTTTGTCGATGTGACTGGGCCGGAGAAGGTGGTTGAAGCCATGATGATTCCTCACATGCGAGTTGAGGTGTTCTGTCTGCATGTCGTCGGCCCGGAGCCGTCAGAACACCGGAAAAGTCCGGGGTGCTTGCAATATACCATTGCGTTTAAACCGATGCAATAAAAAAAGGGAGCCGAAGCCCCCTTTTTTCAATCCGGTGGATTAGGAACCCGAAGAGCCCCAGATACCCAGTGGATCACTGAAGCCGAAGCTGTAACGCTCACGGGCTTTGTAACGCACGTTGCCGGTGTCGAAGTCGCCGTCCATCGAGGTCTGCATAGGCGAACGCTCGAAGTGCTTCAAACCGTTTGGAACGTCAGTGGTCAAGAACCAAGCGTTGTTGTCGGTCAAGAAGTGGTTGACGGTATAGCCACCAGAGATGGTGCCCATCGACTTCAACGCGTTGATGTCGTTGTCGGCGGTAGCCACGCGCAATTCGGTGTCAAGCAGACGCTTGGCGACGAACATGAGCGATGGAGGGATAACCAACTTGACAGGCTTGGCAGCGATCAACAGGCCGCGCTCGTCCACCCAAGCAGCGATCTGGATCGTTGCGTTTTCGAGGGAGGTTTCGTTCAAGTCAACACCAGTGGTGGGGCTGTTGTAGTTAACGCCGCCGCCGACCAGAGGGTGACCAACGCGAGTGCCGGAGCTGTTGTTGCCGAACAAAGACACGCCGTCGCCGCCGAGAGCGGTGCCAGCGAAGCCGGTGTTCAACACAGCAGCAGCTTTGACCTGCTTGGTGAAGGCCATACCGCGAGCCAAAGCCTTGGTGTAGCGGGCAGACAGACTGTCGTACAGGTTGTCTTCCACAGCTTCTTCAGTGATGGAGAAGCCCAGAGCGATGGTTTCGTGGGTGTAGCGAGCAGTGAAGGCTTCCTGCGCGTTGTCGTAAGCGATGGCAGAGCCTTCGTTCTTGACAGGTGCAGCGCCAAAACCGGCCAGCTTGGTCTCTTCTTCGAACGAACGCTCAGAGCTTTCGGTCTCGTAGATTTCCTTGTGCTCTTCGCCGTAGCGAGCGTACTCCAGACCGAACAAAGCGTTCAAGCCGGGGAGCAGTTCTTTGAGCAGTTGTGCGCGTGAAATAGCCATGATTTAGCTCCTTAGATGCCGACGGCGTTGGTGAAGGCGTGAGCGCCGGGGTTGAATTTAACCAACACGTCAGGGAAGGCATCGGACACTGGAGAAGCGAAACCGATGATTTTGAACGCGGCGGCCGTGGTCACAGTGGTGGACTCCAGTGCGCTGGTCGAGTTACCAGTGGTGGTAGAACCAGTGCTGGTGCTCTGCACAGCGGCAAAGAAGGTGTTCGCACCGAGGTCCGACTGGTCGGCAACGCCATCCAGCTGGGCTTGGAACGTCACATTGGGGTCGGTGATCACGTATGCAGTCACCACGCCGGTTGTGCCGGAGGGGTAGTACTGGCCGTAAATCTGCTGACCTTGTGCGTTGATGTACGAACAGCCGACGAACACACCCAAAGCGCCGACGTTAGCGCCGCCGAGGTTGTTGGTCGTCAAGTCTTCACCGTTGGCGGTTGCCAAAGCAACATAGCCTGCGGCGTTGATGATGACAACTTGGCCGTTGAAGAGGTTGGATGCCAAACCTGCGGGGTTGATCAGGAATTGGCTCGTAGCGCCGGCATAGGGCATGCCGTCGTTACGGTTTACGGCACGCAGGCCGTATGGGGAAGCGGTTGTAGCCATTTAAGGACTCCTTGTTACTTTGAACCTGAACCAAATCCACCACGACTCGTCGTTGACTTTCGATCAGCGAACAGAGGCATGCGTGGGTCATTGTTTCGCATGAAGCTGTTATCCACAGATTCCATCTGAGCCTTTGCTTGGTTGGCGTAATACTCATCACGGGCTTGGGCGCGTTCGCGTGGCATCTTGCAGAGCATGAGACCACCTAGTTCGACGTTGCCTGTCTTCGCATTGCCTTCCAGCATCAGCTCTGGATGGTCTACTGCCTTTACCGGCTCCCAACCTTCACGCATCTTGGTAGACACGTTCGTGTTTTGGGCCTCACCAAGTACGTGGGTCGCAATCCAGCGATACACCATACCGGGTTCGGGTGTCGGATCGGGCAATGCATTCGGCGGTGTATACACGTACCGAGTTGTTTTAGCGCGTGACTCAAGATCACGAGGGGTCCGGGTTGTAGTTTCAGCCATTTGATTTCTCCAATTTTGCTACTTCAGCAGCGTATTGCTGCGGGGTTAATCCATACTTCTTTGCCAACGCAACTTGCGTCGGAGTAAGCTGGACCTTTCTTGCGCCCGTTGAACGAGTCGCGGGGGCAACAACCGAGGTAGGTCGCTTGGAGCCATCACCGGAGCGTGGCTTGTCTTCAGTCTCACCGAAAATGTCGGGAAACGTGGACTTCATGCGAGCATCAATGCGCTCGAAGTAATCATCAGAGCGAGGGTCAACCCCCGAGTTGACTAGTTTCTGGTGCAGCCCTAGTGCAAAGCTGGTAACTTCCTCGTACCCATCAGCCCCAAACCACCGGTTTTTTGCCTGCCAGCGAACAGTCTTGTCATCGAGGTCTTGACGCGGTACTTGCGTTTGTGGTGTTTGTACATCAACTTCGTCAGCCTGTAAAGGGGCTGCTCGAAAGTTTTTTGCAGCTTCTGTCTTCATCTTTGCTTCAGTCATAGCCTCTTGTGCTGCAACCAAAGCGTCAGAGTCGCCAGACTCGTAGGCTTCCTTGTACTTTCGCTTGGCGTCTTCCAGTTCGTTGTCGGCCACCTTCTTGATGGACTCTGCGTACTGCTCGCTGCCGGACTTCACGTATTCTTTGAGCTTTTTATTCTCATTCGCCATGTGCTCGGCGAGTCGCTCCAGCTCCTTCTTCTCTCGTAGAAGAGCTTCTTTGGCTCGGCGCTCATCATGACGGGCGTGGGTTAGCTCTTTGATGCGCTTTTGAACGCCATCAGAGTAGCTGTTGATTTCGTCGTCGGTGGGGTCTGCCACCTCACGGTTCAGCGGTTCACGACCTCGGTCTTTCTCCGGGGTGTCGTCAACAATCTCTACCTCGACCTCGTTGTCGGTCGAGTCGTTGGAATTTTCCAACTCGTCGGGAAATTTGTATTCAGGCATTTTTGCTCCTTTAAGCGCGGGTGTACCCACGGGGGTCCAAAACAACACATTCGATTTGGTCGTCGTTCAAAACTCTGAACTCCTTACCAAACACCTTGAAGCGCGTACCCGTATAGGTGCGCACGAGCACAAAATCACCGGGTTTACACCATGGTCCCGAGGGGAACTTGGCGGTGTCTTTGTACGCGTCTGGTCCGACCGCCATGACCCACAACACAGTGGTTGCGTGTTCTTCTGCCCGCATGGTTGCGGCGTCTCGAACGAGGTCCAGCGATGTGCCGGCAATCTTTTCATCAACCTCTGGCACGATGCACAACAGCTTGTAACCTGTTGGGATCGGCAGTACTGACGCTTTCTCCTCTGCATCCGCGTTCTCGTCTGGGGCGTCGATCGGTTGGATGTGTTTTGGCAGGCTAATGCCCGGTGGCAGAATGATTTCACTCATCTGATTGCTCTACTTTCTAAAAACACCGCAAGCTGTGCGGCGAACAGTCCGCCTTTCGACGGAAAAATCCTCATTCATCCTCGGTTTCGGTCTTTCGGGCCAAGTCCAGCATGTGACGCTCTGCAAGGGCCAAGCCTTGGATCATTCCGCAGAGCTGCTTGTAAGCCTCAAAGTCCTTGCACGCGCCCGTGGCCACGTCATCTGCGTAGTTGTTCATGTCCTCACGGATTTTTTCCCTGAGAACTCGTACAAAAGAATCAATTTCTGCGCTCATTGGATGCCTTTCTGTGCGTTACGCATGGCCATGATTTCAGCAAGTTCGGTTTTGTCGGCCTTATCAAGGGCGTCGATCGCCAATTTCTTCTCGGCCAGCTCTGTTTTGTCTGCCTTGTCGGCTGCATCGACTGCAAGCTTTTGTTGGTTGAGCTGCAGACCGCCTTCTTTGATGGCAACTTCGCGTTCTTTGAGCTCCAGCTCCTTTTGCTGCATCTGAACCACGGGGTCCTGCGCTTGTTGTTGGGCCTGCTCTTGGGCAACCTGACCTTGGCTCTGCTGGAGAACCTGTTGAGCTGCTTGGGCCATCATTCCAGACAGCGCCAACTCGATCTGTGGAGGCAAAGGCTCGCCTTCTGGAGGCAAAGGCATACCCAGCTGCTGCTCAATCTTCTGTCGATAGGCAAATCCAACGTGCTCCGCGATGTGGGCCATGGTTGCGGCTTGAATAGCGCCGGCCCGTGGGTTTTGACCCACTAACTGCATGATGATGGGGTCCTGCATCGCCGACATGTGCACCTGAATGTGCGCCTCGTGGTCTTGATACTGGAACGCTTTTACGGGTTTACCCTTAAGCAGATTCTGGTTTTCAGAAACTGGGTCGGTTGGCTTTTGATCCTCGTCCATGGGGACCAGTTTGTCTGCGTTCTTGATGCCCAACACGTCCAGCATGCCACGGTGCAGCATGGGCAGGTCGTAGATGTCCGGGGCCATTTGGGCCAGCTGGATGACAGCTTGGTACTGGACCACCCGTTGGGACAGGGTTGCCGCGTTGGGATCGCTGACGGGCAGGATGTCCACGTTGCGGTAGTCGCTCTTCTTTGCGCGGGGGCCTTCTTCGCCGTCCGGCTCGTAGGTGTACTCATCGTCCGTGTAGTCGCGGATGATCGCGGCCAAGAGCTGGAGTTCTTGCTTCAGGGTGAAGTGCACCCGGGCCTGAACTGCGGTCATGACCTTCAGCTGGCGCTCGAGCAAAGCAAGTGTCGAACCCACGGGAGCGTTGGCACCCATGTCGCTGACCTTCATGTCGGCCGTTGCGGCAAAACGACGGCCTTCTTCAACGATGTTACCCAGCAGGGCCATCAGAACCTGACTGGGTTCCTTGTAAGGCAGGGGCAAGATGTTGTCGCGGATCGTGCCGGAGCCGACATCCACGTCGCGGAACTCGCCGGGTGCGATCGGGGTGTCATCACCCTTGATGCGCAGACCACGGCTCTTCAAGCCACCGGGCAGGTTACTCAATGTACCTGCGTCGATCAGCTGGCGCATCAGGCTGGTGGCCGAGTTGGCGAACCCGCCGATCAGGTGAAAGAGACCAAAGCCATAGGCACCGAAGCCGGGGATGTACTGATAGTGAACGAAGTGCTGACGCTTGAGATGAAGACTGTCGTCCTCATTCCAGTTTCTGCGGATGGACAAAACGGTGTTGGTGCCACGGATGAAGGTCACCACGTAGGGTAGAGCGATGCCGGTGAGTTCGCCGTCTTCGTCTTTGTCGGAGAGGGGGTCGTCTTTGAAAACCAGTTTGACATGGCTCTCATACAGGGTGAAGCGCTCGTCGTTTAAGTCGGCAAAGCCGGTCTCTTTGTCCTTGGCCTTGTTGATTTCATCGATGGCACGGTCTGGATCACCCAGCTCGACATCGCAGTAGAAACCGGCCTGTTGCAATTCAAGAATCTCGTTCTTGGTCTTGCGCATCACGTGGGTGACGCGGTAGCAACTTTGGATGTCCGATGTTCCGTAGGGCAGGAGGATGTCTTCTGCGGGGATGAAGATGGAGGTCTGCCGGCCGATGCTGGGGTCGTAGTAGACCTTCTTGAATGCCGAGCCGGTAGCGGGCAAGCTCCAGAGCATGCGCTCATGCTCAGGGCGGAACTCTTGCATGACCTCGGTCAATTGGAAGTTCATGTCCTCTTGAACCCGCTGGGCGGCTTCTTTCTTGGCTGGGGTCTCTTTGCCGACGATCTTGGTCCGAACCGGACCGGCCGCAGGGAAGGTCTCGGTGATCGTCTCTGACTGAAACCTGACAACAGCTTCGGTGATCATGGGGTGGAAGACACCGGAAGCACCATCCCAAGGCTCAGTACGCTCTTCGATCTGTAGGCCCAAGAGCTTCAAGCCGGTGACGTAAGCCTTCTCCCACTCCTTGCGAGAGTTGCGGTCGTTGTCGATGTCGCCATCCAAGTCGGAGACCATGAGCTGGATGGAGCTCTCTGGGAGGTATTCGGCGAGGTTGGCATCGAAATCATTAACGCTGGGTTCGGCCTTCTCGATGCTGATCTTAAGACCACCCATGTCAATGTTGACTGCCTCGGGGTCGATGATTTCAATCTCGATCGGCTCCTCTTTTATGGCAGCTGCGTCGATGCCCATGGGTTGTTGGTAGAGAGCTTTGTCAATGTTCGTTGCCATGTTTACACCTTAGTAATATGCCGCTCGTCTGCGGCGGAGGTTTGGCTGATCTTCTTCGTCGCTATCGAGACTGATGAAGCCGCCGCGCCTGAATCTGAGCAATGCTTGGCTTGTTGAGTCAACAAGGTCGTCATGATCGCCATTGGGGAAGGATGCAAGCTCTTCCATCAATTCATCCGCCCACCTTGTATCCGGGCACCAGACAACCCCAGAGGCAAAGAGATCGGAGATCGCGTTTACACGCGCAATCTTATCGCTTCCCTTGCTCGGTGTGTACTCCGAAACAGGAACGCCGATCTGTCGGAGTTCATAAATCAACGGAGCGCCAGAGGCGCGTTTTTCAATGATGAGGGTGTCAGGTTCCCACTCTTGGTAAAGCTCAAGGGCTTTTTGCTTCAGCTCCGGGAACTCCATGCGCTGTTTAAACGAGTCAAGGCAGATGATGTTGGGCTTCATCTCGCCCCTTTGGTTGGGTTGGTCGAAGACTCCCCATGTGGTGCAGGCCGAATAATCGGACCGGTTTGACTTCTCAAAGGCCGTATCCCAGCTCTGGATGATGTAGTCGCATGACGGAGCGACTTCCGACTCCCAGACCCGCCAGCTTTCGCGCTTGATGATCGCGTTTTCCTGTGAGGTGGGATTCTGTTGGTACTGGGCTTCCCACTTGTAGACTGGAATCTCGGCCTTGATGGCTTCCAGTTCTTCCTTCTTCCAAAACCCGGGCCACAGCGGGGTGCCCGACGGCAGAAGGGCGGGGAACTCGATAACCTCCCAGTCGTTTACACCGTCTTTTTCCGAGTTCTTCAAGATTTGGCCGGTCAGGTCCCTCTTGGACCATCGGGTCATCACAATGATGATGGCACCACCGGGCTGAAGACGCTGCCGAGGGCCGGATGTGTACCACTCATACACATTGTCAAAGACTGCGGGGTTTCCCTGTTTGGCTTCTTGTTCCGAATGGGGGTCGTCAATGATCAAAAGGTCTGCGCCCTTACCGGTTACCGCACCGCCCACACCGATAGCGAAGTAGTCACCACCCTTGTCCGTGTTCCACCGGCCGGCTGCCTTTGAATCGGAGGACAGCTTCGTATCAAACACCCGGGAGAACGCCTCAGAGGAAACCAAGTTCCTCACCTTACGGCCAAAACCCACAGCCAGCTCTGCGGTGTGAGCAGTCTGAATGATCTTCTTCTCAGGGTATTTACCTAGAAACCAAGCAGGTAGCAGGTAGGAAGCAAACTCGGACTTGGTGTGCCGAGGAGGCATGTTGATGATCAACCTCTTCAGCTCTCCCTTGGCGACGCGCTCAAAAGCGCTCGCCATGATCTGGTGGTGTTTACCGGAAATAAACCCCGGCCACATGTGGGATGCAAAGTAAATAAACGACTCTTTGCACTTCTCAATCCTGTCGTACTCCAAAAGCATCATGATCTTCGCACGCTCAAGATCATCCACCAACGGAATTAGCTCCCGGTACTTCTCCACCTCTGCGCGAGTCATCATAGAGAAGCTACCCCGCGAACACTGCGGTCAATCAGTTTGATCGAGTTGAATTTGTACGGCTTCACCACGAGTAACCCCTCATCCTTCAGGATGTGCACCACACGGTGAATATTCGATTTACTCTTCAAACCCAACCCACGTGCAATCACCGAATACGACGGAGCCACTCCGTGTAAACGTACATACGCCTTGATGAAATCCAAAACAAGCTGATGACTCGCGTTCATCGGTTCCTCCGTTTAAACAAGTTTACACCCAATCAGAACGTTCGCAAGGGTCTTTCAAAAAATATATGTACCCCCGGGGGGTGGGAATTTGGGAAGTGACGGGGGGTGTCTGGGAAAACATATTCGTTTGTGTGGATTAGAGCGTATAGCGTAGCCGGGCGGCTGGGTCGCATCGGGCCGGGTGGGGGGTGGGTGGGGGTCGCCGGGATGACTGTAGAGGGAGCGTTTACACGCCGCCCTTGCGCTTGGGCATAGGCTTCACGTTGTCCAACAGCTTCAAGTGCCCCGACAGTTCACGTCTCAGTTGCTCTGCGCTGGGTTTCTCTGCTGTCTCTTCCTTCGCTATCTGGAACATTCCTGCCGCCCTGCCCATCAGTTCGAGGGCTTTCAACCGACTGCCCTCTTGCTTGGCCCCTTTAGTCAGTGCCAACAACTCTTTGAGCACGTACCGTTTGGTCGCCGCTGTGTCCTCTGCCAGCACTTCGACTGTCTCACCCCACGCCTCTTGCAAGGCGCTTTGTATGCGTGGATCACGGCTCAGTCTGTAGGCCGCACTGGTGATCACCTGATCCGATCCCTTGGCGTTTGGGTATGCGTCTCGGTAGGCTTGGCGCATGGTTTTCCCAGAGATAAGCCCCTTCGTGAATTCCATCGCTGATGCCGTCAAGGGTTGCACCCTCTTGTATTCCTCTGTGCCTTTTGGCTTTCCATCCACTCTCATCTGCGGTGGTTCTGCGTGAGCGGCTAACCGTTCCGCTTCGCTCAAGACCGGGCCTTCATCCTCACCCTCGTCCTCATTCAGGTGCGCCGCTTCCAATGCCGCCAGCAGTTCGTCTTTCGTGGCCCTCCCGGGCCTTTGTGTATCGCTCATTGTTTCGCTCCTGTGGTTTCGACCAGTCTGTTTAAACGTCCAGCACCGTTCGCACGCCGGAGTCTACCAGAGCCCCGATCGTATGTCCAAGCCACCTACCCCTTCACCCACCCTCGATCGCCCGTTTAAAGCACTTGTGCGATGAAAAGGTACTACAAAGTTGTCCACACCAATCCACAACGACCTGTTGATAAGTTGAGTTATCCACAACGTCCTGTGGATACTGTGGATAAGTTTCTTAATACTTTTTCATCGCACAACGGCCTTGTCGGCCCTGTATTGATCACACCTATACCAACCCCGCTTGAACCCCTTTCAGGGCCTTGTAGGCCCCTTCATTTGCAGTGTTGGCACCTACATATAAGAGCACCTGATCCCTGCGTCTCACCCCTTACGTCAGCACCCGATGGCTGGCCCTCAACCCAATAACCCTACAGTTTGCTCAGGTATCTATTGACCCCCTGTTTAAACTAGTGATATGATTCAGCCATGCACTAGCAATAGTGCTTCACCGAACAGCCCGGTATACGGTTGGTCTGAGGCGAAACCCGGAGGAAGTCCGGGAGCAAGTCAGGCAAGGTTCAAGCCTTGCACCGCTGTTTGGCGGTAGAGCAAACAACAAAGTCAACCGATGCCCATTCATTGAGTGGGCATCACTGGATTTTGTTCAACAACCGGAGAGACGACATGACTGAAAACCAAACCGCCGCACAGAAACTCGCAACCATCTGGGTCAAGACCGCACTGGCCCAAGCCAATGACGAGTTCGTCCACAACCCCAACAGCGCCAACTGGAACCGGGTGCAACGTGCCATGCTGACCTTCCAGCAGTTTGAGTACACCACCCGCACCAAGCGTGACGTGGTGGAACTGCTCCAGCAATTGGAGCAAGCCCCCATCACCGACTGGCAGGACTTGATCTGCCTCCACGCTCTCGACCTGTCCTGCGCCGATGCCCTTAACACCTACGCCTGAACGGAGACCAGCCATGTACCAGCAAATGATGGACACCTTCCGCAACAAGATGCGGGAATATGACGCCGCCCAGTGCAAGCGAGCAATGGACGATGTCTACGAGACCCTCTCCCTGCACAAAGACCCGACACCGTACCAGCAAAAACTGCTGTGCGAGTTGGATGCCATCCGTGATCGTCAACGTCAACTTGGAGCCCGACCATGAGAAAACAATTCATCGAGTGCAAAACCTACCGAACCGCCTACAAACGTGCCCCGTGGGCCTGTGCTGTTGCACGGGCAACTGGCGGGTTTTGGGCATTTGAATCTGCTGATGACTACACCAACTGGAAAAAACAATCATGACCAAAAAACAAATCATCAAAGAGGCGGCACTGACCGCCGCCCTGTTCGCCCTCATCGGCTCGGCAATCACCGTCAAGCTTGCCCTGTTCGGGTTCTTTGGGTGACCGCCATGACCATCTCAACAATTGACGCCGTGATGATCGCCGAGGGTGTGACCGAGGTTGAAGACCAAGACACCTACATCGAGGCGTGGCAACTACTGATCGACACGGGCCTTGCGTGGCAACTGCAAGGCTTCTTTGGTCGCACCGCCCAGCACCTCATTGAAAGTGGCATCTGCCACCCCAAAGGATGATTTCAGCCACTAGCCCAGCTTGCTGGGCCTGTGAGTGCAATCCCAAACGGAGAGAAACCATGTACGACATCACACAAAAAGGCGTTAACGAAATCTTGGCTTGGGTCGATGCCCACCACAACTGGCCCGGGGTGGGTGAGTTTTGGGTCTTGGATGCCCGAAACAAGCTGACCTCTGGCCGTCCGCCGATCCTGCAAATTCCCGCCGAGCAAAGCCGCTCAGGCTACCCCGCAAACATGATCGTCAGCCCTGACGAAATCTTCAAAATCTAAAGGAGAGCACCATGCCCACCATCACTTTGCGCCGCCGTGACGGCTCCGAAATCAAGACCGTCAAGTCCCACCTGCTGATCTGCCATGCCGGGGCAGTCACCCACACCCTGCACGTCCACAAAAACGACTCGGGTGAATGGGTCGTGTCCGATCCCGGCTCGGGCGGCAAGCTCCTGCACCTTGAGGCCATGTACCGTGGTTGCCCCGTCAGCACCTACGGGTTCACCTATCCCGAGGTCAAACCTCTGGCCCAAGCTCAGGTCGATCTGCTGATTGAGCGGGTCGGATCGGATCGTTTCAACGACATCCTTGGCGCTCATGTGGTCAAGGCTTGACCGATTCAATTTAAACAGTACACTAGTGCTACTTTCAGGAGATCGATATGACAACCACCAACCGTGAAGACTGGCTGACCGCCGCCGTGAATGAACTGCGCCCCTTCTTTGATGCCATCAACAAACCCCTGCCGCAGAACGTTCGTGTGACGTGCGGGTTTCCATCGAACGCCAAGCGTTCGGGTGCTATCGGTGAATGCTGGGCCGACACCGCCTCCGCAGACAAGACCTTTGAGGTTTTGATCAGCCCCACCTTGGACAACCCCTTGCTGGTGTTCGAGGTGCTGGTGCATGAGTTGTGCCACTCGACTGCCGGGGCCATGAACCACGGCCTCAACTTCCAGAAGGTCGCCGCCCTGATGCACCTTGTGCCAAGTGCTGGCCCGAAAGGTTGGAAAGCCACGGGCCGTTCCTCTACCTTTGAGCCGACCTTCGGCGAGATCATCTCGTCCCTCGGCGCATACCCTCATGCGGCCCTGACCATGAACACAAAGAAGGTGCAGACCACCCGGATGTTGAAGGCCGTGTGCCCATCCTGTGGGTACACAGTACGCCTCACCTCTAAGTGGGCCGCCCTTGGCCTACCGTCCTGCCCACAGGACAGTGACACCCTCAACCTCGTTTAAACAGGAGACCAGCCATGATCGCCACGAATACCCTCACCCCAATCAAAAACGAAATCTTGAAGTTGCCCATCGCCCGTGTCATGGGCGCTTGGGATTTGCACGGTGACAGTCGCCCCCTGCTGGGGTCGGTGAGCAACCAGAAAAACACCGCCGCAGACCTGCTGGCTGAGGCCGTCCACCACGGCAAGCTGACGTTGGACGCCATCCGCAACGCCCCACCAGCCGCACCACCTGCCTCGGCAATCCCTCAGGCAGACCCCGCTGTTGCCGCCGTGGCGGGTCGTGCCGCCGCTGATGCTCTCGATGCCCTGCAAGCGGTTCAGGACATGAGGGACGGGTTCAAATCCGACCTGACCAACCTCAATACCCGCCTCGCCATCGAGCGTGAAGACCGCACCGCCGACCTCGACCAGATCAAGGCCAGCCTCGAGAAGATCAGCAAGGCCAGCAAGGTGAAGGTCGATGACCGTAAGGTAGAAGAGGCCGTGGCCCGTGTGGTCGCTGATGCGTTTGCACCGTTCAAGGCCGCAGTCGAGGCCGCTGGCGCTCAGGCCGTGGTCGCCGACCTGTCCTCTGTGCGTGTGGTCAGCACCGAGACCTGCCTCGATGCGTTCGGCGTGAACGTGTTGGATCGAGCCGGGAACCCCCTCACGGTGGACATCTGGAACGACCCGACTGCCCCGGCTGTTGACCCTCACTTCATCTGGACGCACGACATCCTCCAGCACCTGCTGTTGACGCAAGAGACAGGCGAGAACGTGTGGTTCGGTGGCCCCAAGGGCACGGGCAAGTCAGAGACCGCCCGACAGTTTGCCGCAGTCACAGGCCGTGCGTTTAAACGCATCAACTTTCACAAGTACACCAGCGCCGAGGACTACATCGGTGCGGTGGGTTTGGAGAATGGTCAGACCGTGTTCAAGCGTGGCGACTTCCTCGCCGCCTTCACTCACCCCAGCACCGTGATCCTGCTGGACGAGGTGACCAACGCCGACCCCGGCGAACTGGCCCCGCTCAACGGGTTCTTGGAGCCCAACAGCGCCGTGTCTTTTGGCGGGTCTGTCCAGAGCCGTGCCCCCGGTGTGCTGGTGTTCGCCGCCGACAACACCCTCGGGAATGGTGACGACTCGGGCCGCTACGCCGGGACACGTTCAATGAACAGCGCCTTGGTCGATCGCTTCGCCCGTGTGGTGGAGTTCGGCTACCTGCCCATCGAGTCGGAGGTCGAGGCCGTGGTGCGCCACACCAAGTGCCATCCTAAGCTTGCCGAGCATATCCTTGCCGCCGTGCGCTTGGCCCGTGAGAAGGTGCAGACGGGCGAGGTGATCGATGCCCCATCGATCCGCTCGGTGATCGGTTTTGTTCGTGCCCTGCGGGTGTTGCCCATCGACAAGGCATGGGCCACGACCATTGCCGCCCGTCAACCAGCCGAGTCGCTTCCCGGCTTGACCGCCATATACGTGTCCTGCATCAACGAGGACACCATCAACCAGTACCTGTGAGGTTCACATGAACATCGAAACCATTCTCTCCCGCCCCAACCTGCGCGGGTATCAGTTCCGACAGGGCCTTGAGTCGTTCGCACACAAAGCCGCCCAGTCCCTTGGCCTTGAGAAAATCAAGGTTTACTGGCTGGCTGACGTGCAGACCGCTGGCATGAGCGGTAGCAACGACCTGTACTTGTCCAACGTCACCGATGAGGCCATTATCAGCCGTGCGCTGGTCTTGAAGTACGCTGGGTACGTGGTGCATGAACTGCTCCACAGCAAGTACACCAACTTCAACGTGCGTGGATCGAGCCAGTACATCCAGCAACTGCACAACGCCGTGGAGGACGGTTGGATCGAGAACACGGGCATCCAGTGGGGAATCTTGGGCAACATCGCCCCCCTGCTGGGTGAGTTGATCGACACCATGAACCGCCAAGCACTGGCAGAGGTGACCGACTGGGACGACCCAGCGCAGTACCCCTACCTGCTGGCTGTCCACTGCCGCAAACACGCCACCGTGAAGTTGCCCGTCAACCCCCGCCTGTTGCCCATCTTCGATGAGGCCGCTCGGCGGTGCTACAACGCCACCTCCAGCGCCGACACCTTGCTGGTCGCTGAGTGGGTCTATGACCAGATCAAGCAAGAGTCGGACAAGCCCAAGGACAAGCCCAAGGACAAGCCCAAGGGCAAGAAGGCCGACCAGAACACACCCTCAGAGCCACAGGATGGGCCTACAAGCCCCTCAAATGACGAGGGTAAGGGTGAGGGTACTGCCGAGGGTGAAAAGCCTTCCCCCATCAAATCACCCGAGGGTGTTCAGGCCCGTGAGGTCGAACCCAAGCTTGAAGAGGGTGGCGCGATGGGCAATTACAGCGCCGACTATGACGTGCGGAGTGGCAAGGTCTGCACGGGTGGCAGGATCGAGGTCACCGATGTACCGATTCCCGCCAAGCTTCGCTACGAGGTCAAGCGCCTGTTCGAAAACTCGGGCATCACTGAGTTCAGCCGCAACCGCAAGTTCGGTTCTGTCAACGTCCACGCCCTCCCGGGTGTTGCCGCTGGAAACGATCGTGTGTTTAAACGCCGCCTCGATGTCGAGGGTATCGACTCTGCCGTGGTGATCCTGCTGGACATCAGCGGTTCGATGTTCGGCAATGACGACCCCAAAAAGCACCGTGTTGTGTCTGCGGTTCAGGCTTGCCGTGCGCTGATGGACACCCTGACTGCCGCCGGGGTCAAGGTTGCCGTGGTGGCTTTCGGCACTTACGTGTTCGAGTTGAAGACCTTCGATGGCAATCACCGCAAGACCAGCGCCCTGCTGGGCACGGTGAAGCCAGCGGGTGGAACGAACGACTACGCCGCCCTGCGCCATGCCCACCAGATGCTGATCAAGCGCCAAGAGAACCGCAAGCTGGCCTTCGTGATCACTGACGGGCGAGGCAACGTTGATGGTGTGCGCCAACAGGTAGCCTCTGGCAACGCCTTCGGTGTGACGACCATCGGCATCGGCATCAACACCGACATCGCCGACATCTACGGCAACGCCGTCACCATCCGCAAGCCCGAGGACATCGGCGCTGTTTCATTCAAGCAGATCAAGCTTGCCGCTTAATCAACCCGCCCCTTCGGGGGCTTTTTAGGAGAGAGAACATGAACCACTACGCAGTCGAACTGACCCGCACCGTGTACATCACCATCAACGTTGATGCGCGAGACCCCACCGAGGCCGAGGAGTTGGCTTGGAGGGAGATCGAAAACGGCAACTACGCTGGTGATGCCCACTGGGAAATCAGCGACATCTCGGAGGAGGTCGCCGATGACGACACCCGATCCAACGGCCCACATGGAGCAGGGTCATGATCTACGCAAGACTGATCGTTTACGCATTCGCCATCACCATTCTTGGGCTTGACCTGTTTTTGTGGAGGCCAGACTGATGACCGTAGAAGAGGATGCGTTTAAACACATGAATGAAGCCTACGACCAGATCGTGATGGCTCTCGACTCAAACCATCTGGACAGGGAGGACGCCTTCGCCCTTCTCGCCCAGATGCTCTGCCAGTTGTCTCAGGATGACCGGGATCACTTCATCAACAAGATGAACTTTTTTTACAGCATGGAAAAAGCCATGCGCCCCGAACTCAAGGAGATGCACTAATGAAACACATAATCGATGCCCTGCGCCAAGAGAAGTTCAAAGTCACCATCTATGACAACGGCACTGACAAGGTGGACTTCGTCCTCGCTGTCGTGATCGATGAACCCATCGACATCTGGTGTGTCGCAACCATCATTGGAAATGCTGGTGCCCTGCCTTTTGTGGAGGGCCGATACCTGTTTTTCCCCGGCCTACAGATCGACACCGAAACCTACGACTACATCTGTGCGTAAGATCAAAACCCTGCGTGACCCGTGCCCACACTTCGCCCGACAAGCCATTGAGTTCGACCATTTGCTGGAGATTCATCCCGACAAGCAGAGGTTCAAACGGGGCGAGAAGTTCATCAGGTACGAGCGCATGCGATGGTGCGTTTACACGCACTCTGACAGCCCGCAAATCTACGGGCGCTACAACACTGTAACCACTGCAGTGTTTCATGCATTGAAATGAAGAGGGGGGAGAGGCATCAAGCTTCTCCCCCCTTCTTTTTTTTCGTCTGTACTTTTCAGAACATATCCAAGTTCTCGGAATACGTACCTGCGGTTTTGTTGAATATCAGGGTAGTCTCACCCTGCGTCCCTACCCAGCGGTAGCGGCACTTCCAGACCGCCAACTCCGTGTAATTGTCTTTGCGGTGGATCGTGATACCGCAGTCGGTCTTCGCCCACCATGCCATCGAGCCGCTGATCGACATACCGTCCGGCCTTGGTTGCTCCACACCCGAGCGTGTGATCTTGCTGGGATGGGCCACGAACCATGTGTGTACATCGTGGGCCATGCAGAACTTCTTCACCTTGGTGAGAATCTCGCTGATGGCGTTCGTCTCGGTCTTGTCCGATCCGGGCATCTCGATGTAGTTGTACGGGTCAATCACCAGACCACGCACACCCATGCGCTTCACCGCCGCCCGTGCCCGTGTCAGGATCGAATCCAACGTGCTGGGTTCTTCGCCATTGGTATCGATGAAGAGGAAGTGTTCGTTGACCCATTTAAACGCATCATCCGATACCTGTTTACTCATCCGATCCCGGCCTTCGTAGAAGGATTGGAATGTGTAGAGTTCCATCAGTCGGGTGATGTGGACTTCGGGCTGGTTCTCGAAAGAGCAGATCGCAAACTTCCAGTCGTTGTCCCGTGCGAGGTTGACCATCAACTGATCCACAAAGTTCGACTTACCAGACGATGGGTAGCCCGTGACCACCGTCATCTGCCCCGGTGCGATGGTGTAAAGGCTGTCAATGGATGGGTAGCCCGTGCTGAACCCCTTACCCGTGCCTTTGGTGTAGAGGTCGTTGATCTTGTCAGCGTAGGCCGTGGCTTCGGAAATGCCATTGATGGGATACGGTTCTGCGTCTTCGATGATCTTGTTTAAACGTTCAACCGGGTTTAGCTCCGCCGTCGGGTCATCGTCGAGCCATGCGTCGTTTAAATCTTTCCATTCAAACTTGGCGAGTCGGCACTTCTCTTTGCCGATGCGTCTTGCGAGTTCTTCTGCCAGAGCCTGACCGGGGCCGTCCTGATCAGTCGCCAGCACAACGTAGGGTGCGGCATCGATGATCTCTCGGGCGTTCCACACAAACCCAAACTTCTTGTCTTCTGTCGGCAGTACCTTGCCGTCTGCAACCTTAACTGGTGCGCCGCCCGGGACGCTCACCACGTTCTTGATACCTGCCTCGATGGCGGTCAGGCAGTCCATCTCGCCTTCGACAATGATGAGGGGCTGGCCCTTCTCCACCTTGTCGATGCCAAAGAAATCATGTGCCCCACCTGCGTCTTGTGTGAAATCCTTCGCTTCGATGCTTCGGTACTTCGCCGAGACCAGCGCCCCGTTTCGGTAGTACGGGAAGCCAACCGCCTGTGTGGGTTTACTCAGCCGGGAGAAGAACTTCTCCGCCGAAAAGAGCCTCATTGAGTCTGCGGTGATCTCCGATATGCCCCTCGACTTGAGCCATTGGTAATGCTGGAAGGTAAGCCTGTTGCTGACGATTGACTGAGCAGGTACAACTGACAATTTGGTCTCCTTGGGTTGCACAGAACCCGATGCGTAACAGTGGTGGCAGTGATAGACAACTGCGCCGTCATCCTTGCGGGTCAGCGTCATGTCTTTGAGGTTTTGTTTTCTGCGGTCAGGTGTGCAGAATGGGCAGATGACCCGGGTCGAGTCGTGGAAATGTGTATCAGCTACAAGAGCCTCAATCATTTCATGGCCCCTGAGCTTGTGCGTTTAAACGACCGATTGGCCGAGGCCGGTTTCGCTTTGAGGTTGCTGCGAGCAGATGTCCCGCCTTTACTGAGAGGGGTCATGTGATCGACATCCTTGCCGTCACCCTTCTTCACGACCCCTTCACGCTCCAACATTCTCCGGGCTTTGTTTCTCTGCGCCCTTTTCTTCTTCACCGCCTCTGTCCCATCGTAGTTGGCGTACTCTTCTTTGTAGTTCCGTGGCATTGCGACTCCTGTTACTGGCCCTGATCGAGAGGGGCCATCATGTTGGTGGGGGTACTGGCTACGTCTGTTTGCTCTAGGCTTGTGGCATAGCGCGTGAAGGTCTCCCAATCACCAGCATCCGCTTTCCCCCCGAAAATTTAACCCTCCAGAGAGAGTTCCGTCTGTTCTGGTGGGCGGTAGTTCTCCACCTTGACCCCGTTGGTGATCGCATCAACCAAGTCATTCTGACTTGCCATACGAACCACGAACGATGTTTGTGCGACATGAATCAAGGCTTGATGCCTTGAAGATGCCCTGACCAGACGGACATTGTTATCCGATGTCCCAACAATGTAAATGCGTTCTTCTCTCATACTCTTCCTTTTTTTTGAATGCCTTGCGGCGCTTGGTTTTGTAGACGTTGATCTACGTTTACTTCATAACCAAATGCTTCGCCTTGCTCATGTCAATGTACGCATTACTGCGTATAGCGGTGCGTCCATTGATAGTTGCTTGGGTCTGCGTGGTGATGATCTTGATGCTGGGCACGTACAGGCCGCAGTCTGATATTGTTTGAACAAGCAGGGTCTCCGATGGAACGATGTACAGGAAGCCAATCAGCTTGGTACACATCGCATCAGCAACCTGCTTGCCCCGGGTGATCTTGTCGAACGTGACAAGCCATGAGTTCTCGTAACGCTCGGTGAACCCGTGAAGGTCTACGTCATAACGGCACTTCGTTTCGACAACCCCGGCAATGACCCCATCCTTCACCAGTAAGGCATCAACATCTGCGGGTTGATCTTTCTGCGTTTGGATGTAGCTGTACATGGGGTAGTTACTCAGGAAGATGTCCCGTGCTTTCTGCTCATCGGCCAGACTTTGCTGGCCCCGCTTACTCAGTATGTCCATCTCTGTTGCTCTCTGTTCTTTTACGCCGGATGGATAGTTTCCACCCAAAGACCCCCTACCCCACGGGATGTGAGGAGAAGGGGAAGGTTCCACCCCTGCAAAGCAGGATCATCATGTGACGGATCGTCCGTCTACCCTCGGCTTGATGATTCGACCAGCCGCACGGATTATTCGGGAACTGCCCCCTAGACGTGAGTCATACCGTGTCGCGGTTTTCTTCCGAGCGGCCCCACTTGCGGCCCCTGCTGTCGTGCGGAGTACGGAAGTCGTGGAAAGTACAGACGTAAAAAAGCCGCTTGCAACTGCGATCCCGGTAGCAACCTTGCCTAATACCTCTCAACGGGCATTAGGCAAAGCGGAATCGCATGTGTAAGCGGCTTCAATTTCTGTCACTTGCTACGGCAACAGCTTCACTGTACCACCACATTTCAACCAGTGTCAAGCACCTTGTTGAAAAATATTTGTCTTCGTTGAATGTTGTTGGATGTTGTTGGACGTTACTGGAACCACGGCAGAACCACGGCAGAACCACGGGGTTCATACAGGGTTCACACAGGGTTTGCGTTTAAACGCTATGGATATTAATCGCCAAAAAGGCGAGGGTATCAGAGGTTACAGACGTTACAAGTGGAGTTATGCGTTTAAACATTACAGCTCAACCGGCTGCCTGCGAGCTGCACGCCGGCCTGCTTTTCGTTTACACTGGCAGGGCAGGGTGTCTCCCCTTGCAGTTGCTTCTCCTTCAGCCCCGGCCTTTGCGCTGGGGCTTTTTTATTGGGGCAACGGACTCGATCTTCTCCACCAGTATTTCTGCCCGTGGGTTCTCGGGGTCAAGCCCCCAGTACGCATGGCGCTCCTTCACCTGCCTGTCGTTCTCATAGATCAACCCCTGCATCAGGTCGAGGATCAACGACTCGTCCAAGTCTGGCCTTCGGCTGGCGTAGAAGATGTGCAGAGTAACTCGCAGATCACCCGTCATCAGCGTAGCCAACGGCTGGCACTGTTGCCGAAAAGCATCAGAGTAGTTCAACGCCTTCTGCGACTTGATCAGACGGGACATCCCCCCGAACTTCACCACCCTCCTGCTGTTGGCCTTCGATGCTGGCTCACCAAAAATAATTTGCACAAGGGCTTGCAATTCTGGTGTATCATCACTATCATTGGAGATGTCAGTCATAGCAACCTTTGGAGAAAAGATGAAAATTACGAACGTTCACAATGTACCAGAACCTCTGGTCACCCTTGCAAAGGCCGAATTTTATAGCAAGGGTGATGCTCAGTACAGCGTTACAGAGATCATGTCTCCTCCCAAAATCCGCCGCTTGCGGGAGAAGTACTCCGAGCAGATCACGCAGGATGCCAGCGATATGTTGTGGAGCCTGTTGGGCTCTGCCCTCCATGTGGTGATGGAGCGTGGCGACACCCCGGGCTGGCTCAAGGAAGAGCGCATCTTCGCTGACGTGGACGGGGTCAAGATCAGCGGGGCGATCGACCTTCAAGAAGAGACGCCCAAGGGAATCATCATCCACGACTACAAGTTCACCTCTGCGTGGGCAGTGATGCAGGAGAAGGAAGAGTGGGCCGAGCAGTTGAACATCTA